CATTGAAGACGCCATGGAACCGTATAAGGACCAACGCCGAGATCTCCGCTCAGAATATAAGCAGCAGGGTTGGCTAAATCAAGCCGAGCAGCGCTTGGCTGTGAAGGCCTACCGTTTGATGCGCGCAGAGATCGATCTGGATGAGTTGTACGACGTATACGAAGCCCTGATTAAGCCCCGATCGGCTACCACCACCCAAGAAGTGGGAGAAGAATAAGCAAAATGATTTTACAGTACTCGAAAGTCAGACTGGATGCTAGGGTTCCAGACCGAGCAAACCCATCAGACGCAGGACTTGATATGTATTACTGTCCTGATGACGCCGCCCCAGCCGGCCGGTGGCTCCACCCGGGCCAATCAGGGATTTTTCAGACTGGCCTAAAGTTTGGGATCCCCCATGGTTATATGCTGGAGGTCAAGAATCGTTCAAGCGTCTCAGCAAAGCAGAACCTACTTGTCGGTGCCTGCGTTGTCGACTCCGGGTACGATGGAGAGATCTTTGTAAACTTACACAATGTCGGCACTGAGCCCAGGTTCATCCAAAAGAACATGAAAATTGCACAGATTGTCATGACACCGGTTGTGCACTTCCGACCAATTTTGACAGCCGGCGACGACTTGTATAGTGACCCAATTACTATCAGCGCTCGCGGCCCGAATGCTCTAGGGAGTACTGGTGATTGAATCATTGATTCTGGGTCTTATTCTGTCTTGCTCCGCACCATCAACCGAAGCCATCAACCGAGAAGCCTTTGAGGATGAATGGTGGCACTCGGAAAAGCTAGATCTTTGTGTATGCTTTATTAATACAAATCCGGAACGCACGGGTTATTCACAACAGGTCTTGCTCTATGACTTAGAGCTAGCAAGGATTTCGATGCTATCCGCATGGGAGTTTGAAGATCCAAATACATATAGGGTGGTACCGACCGGATCCGATACCGCCGCAGGTCTAGTATTTACTGTCAATCCTGACGGTGAATGTTGGGATATCTCGCTGGATAGCAATTCCAGCCCCATTCACTTTCGTGAAGTAATGTGCGATTGTTCGCAAAGGGAGAATTAAGATGAACAAGAATGTTCAAAAGGTAATGTTTTCAAGCTCTACAGGTAACTGGGCCACTCCTCAAGATTTTTTTGAGAAGCTTGATTGGAGGTTTGGCCCCTTTGACTTGGACCCCTGCGCAAGCACCCACAACACCAAGTGTTCCAACTTCTTTACAGAGATGGAAGATGGGCTAGTCAAAGACTGGGCCGGCCACACGGTGTATGTCAACCCCCCATATGGGAGAGGCCTTGACAAGTGGATTCAAAAGGCATATAATGAGGGCAAGAAAGAAAATACCAGAGTTGTTGTGCTGATCCCCGCCCGTACTGACACTCGCTACTGGCACGATTACGTCATGAAGGCTTCTGAGGTGCACTTTATTAAGGGACGCCTCAAGTTTGGCGACGCAACGAACTGTGCCCCCTTCCCTTCTGCTGTTATTGTATTTGATAATAATAGCACCCAACAAATTTTCGGTGCAATGAACCGTTAAGTTCTGATGAAACAAAAAAAGGAGAAAATCAGATGACTGATGAAACAATGGAAGCTGCAATTATGCACCTCCGATCCCAATGCCTAGATCGCCTAGGCCGAATGAAAGACCTAGCCCGCCGCCCAACTGAGCCGGAGGACATGATGACTCTCGCGAACCTTGCTGCCCAGCTAGCCCAGCTAGAGGGCGGAATGATCACCTTGCAGCAATATGCCGCGGGGATCCTTGAGGCTGGTGATCAGTCTCGGCTAGTCGAGCCACCACCACTCCCGCCGGCTACAGAAGTTGAAGTCATTGAGGAGCCAGAAGAGGTTGAAGAGGTTGAAGAACCTGTATACAACCCCGACGATGATGATTGGGACGGTTCCATCCGCACAAAGGATCTAGATGATCGTTCACCCACCTATCGGACTTCCAAGAAGCGCCGCCGGAGCAAGAGGTGAATCGAAAGCTGCGCAGAGCACAGAAATCTGCTGTGAAAAAAGCAGCAGGTAAGGCTAAGGTAGCCGACTGCCCAATTGATGAAAAGATGGCCCTCTTTGATGAGCTTCCCGAACAGTGTGGTGTTTGCCGCAAAGAATTCGATAAAACTGACAGAGAAATGGTAAGTAGTTGGAATGTCGTTGTGAGAGAATCACAAGGAAAGGTAAACTTGTATTGTCCCCCTTGCTGGGAAAAAGGCAAAAAGATGATTATTGAATTACAAAAGCGCTTCAGCGAGAACCCCCAATCTGGATCTAAAAAGTGAAAAGAGCTTTGACATACGATGATGTTCTGCTAGTACCGCGCTATAGCGAAATCGCCAGCAGAAAGCAAATTGATGTTTCAAATGAATTATCCCCAGACCTAAAATTGGAGCTACCAGTTATTGCTAGCCCCATGGATACCGTCAGCGGCTTTGAAATGGCGCACTCTATCTCTAGGATGGGAGGAATGGCAATCATTCATCGCTATATGGACATTTCTAGGCAAACCGAAATTGTCGGCGACATCAAAAAGGATGGCTCTGCCATTGTCGGCGCCGCCATTGGCACGGGATCTGAAGCCCTTCTTAGGGCCAAGTGCCTTCTGAACGCTGGAACAGATGTACTTTGTATTGACGTTGCGCATGGACATCACATTGCAGTCAAGAGGCTGCTGCAACAACTCTCCGGAGCATCAGTTCACATTATGGCAGGCAATGTTGCCACCCCCGATGCAGTAAAGGATTTGGCTAGCTGGGGGGCCGACTCGATCAGGATCGGCATTGGAGGAGGATCAATCTGCTCAACGAGAATCCAGACCGGTCACGGAGTGCCAACTCTGCAATCTGTTATGGACTGTGCCTCTGCCGCAGATGAAGTGGGCGTTAAGTTAATTGCCGACGGCGGCATCCGCAACTCGGGAGATATCGTGAAATCCTACGCTGCAGGCGCCGACTTTGTAATGTTGGGCTCCTTGCTAGCGGGTACAGCAGAAGCTCCCGGCCGCACCATCTCGCTATTAGGCAAGAAGTATAAAGAGTACCGCGGCATGGCTTCCGCAGAGGCCCAAATGGATTGGAGGGGAAGAACTTCTTCCTTAGAGGGTGTGGCCAGCATGATCCCATATAAGGGCCCTGTCGACCCCATCTTGGAGCAAATCGACAATGGAATCCGCAGCGGCTTTTCATATTCAGGTGCCACCACCTTTGCTGATTTTCAAGCTGTGTGCGAAATGATTCAGCAAAGCAGCGCCGGCCAACTGGAAAGCTCTGCACACATTAAGGTGCAGTATGGCTGAAAATAATTGGGGCAAGCAAGAAAAAAAGGTCATATTTTATGACACAGATAAGCGCCACGCAGAGTTGAAAATTAGACTACAGCACGACAAGCTGACTCAATCTTCTTTTTTTCGTATGATGGTTACTGGATATCTTGCTAACGATTTACTGATTCTGGATTACATTGAAAAGTATAAAGAAGAAAATAACATTCAGAGCAAAGAGAAAAGAAAGAAGACAAGAAAAGCAATTGAAGATGGCCATGAACTAGAAAGAGTCCACGGCCTTAAAGCAGAAGAAGTAGAAAACATTTTCGACATGATAGAGCAGGAGCACCCAGAGTTATGACAGACAGTAAAATAGGAAAAATTGTATTGCAAAGTAAAGATGGCGTCGTCCGCCTAGGCGTGATTGCCCAGCGACGCCTCGATGAAGACGGGTGGGCACATTACAATATTCAGTGGATCGGCCGCGGCCTCAAAGAGGCTGAGTGGCTACGCCAAACAGAATGGCGATGTGACAAGGTGCGGATTTTGGATGAAAAGTTACATCTATCAGAGCTTCAGGATGCAATCAAGCTTAGTACTGCCCGAAAGTTTAAGGAAGGAACCTAATAATGCCGACCAAGAAAAAGAAGAAGAAGAATGTACAAACCGATCCTTCTTGTGGCCGTTGGAAAGTCCTGCTTGAAACAGATACAATCTGTCAAGAAGAGAATTGCCGCCTCTGGTGTGATTATCCAGAAGACAGAAACTGTACCAGTGTAACGGTTTATGAACACGGACCATTAACTTTAGCAGAAACTGCAAAAAGAATGGGGATCTCACTATCTAGAGTAAAGCAGATCGAACAAGCAGCCCTAGAAAAGCTAAAGAAGCGTAAGATTTTTGATTTTTGAGCACAAGAGGTGCATTTAACAAAAGTCGATACTATTTATTAATGTTATTTTGGTAGAACCAAAGTTATAAAATATCAATTTATTTATCAATTGGGAGAAAGAATAAAATGAGCAAGAAAACACTTTTGAATGAAAATCAGGTTCGCCGATTTATGAAACTAGCCACCTTAGGGTCGCTGACAGACGGTTTCGTCGATGGACTTTCCGAGGCGGGCTATTTTAATGCCTCGCTGACTAACAAAATGGTCGAAGAAGAGGAAGAAGATCCTCTTGCCGGCGATGAGGGCCCCGTTGATGATATGGACA